ATACGGCCCTCTTCAATTCCGCCAAACCAGCCGATCTTATTCTGACGCAAGCTATACTGATCATCAGCGATAAGGCTGAACTCAGAACCGTTCTCTTCGTCAACTGCAATTGCTCTTACAAGAGAATCGCGGCCACGATCAAGACCAAGCATGATTTCGTCAGCGTTTGGATCAAATCCTGCACCACCAGTTCCATCAGCCTTGCTGTATGAAGTTGCACCAGCGATAGTATCAAAGATTGTGTTGAACTTCTGTCCGACACCTAGCTCGTTAACCTCCATAATGGAAACACCGTAGAAGTCAGGAAGACCACCACCAGCGTTAAACACTGACTCACGAACGCTGTCTGTGCCAGCGATATCATCAGTACCCTTAGTGTTGATTGGGTTATAGGACATCTCACGAAGAGACTTAACTGCTTCTGGAGAAACCATAATATCAGTGATACCACGACGACCACCTTCTGGAGTACCTTTGTTCCAAGCGGTATTAATACGCTTGGCACGGGTAATCAGGTTGTTGAAGTCGTCAAGAAGGAATGCTCCGTCTGTAGTAGCGCGGAAAACGTGATCCTTGCCGTTCGTGCTTGCTGCTGCAACTGCGCCCATAATAAGGTTAGCTGAAGTACGCTCTTGCTTAAGAAGGATTTCTTGAGCCATGCGTGTGAATGTTTTGCTGATTACGTCCATGCGGCTCTTGGCAGCATAACGACGGTCAAAGCTAACAGCGGTATCCAAGCTGTAGGTAGCAACCTTCAACTCGGAAACGGTTGGTACAACCTGGTTTTGTGGAAGACCACCAGCAGCGCTGGTGCTATAAACTTGCACATAATCCTCATCAGTTACGTCATAGTACAGATCCAACGGAATCGAAGGATTGTCCTCAGAGTTAAACTGTAGAGGGGTGAAAAGGTTGCTAAGTACAGGTGCGTTGTTGATGACTTCAGCGATAACGGGACCGATGAATTCAGCAAGTGCAACTTGAGCTTCGTAAGCAACCGAACGGTTCTTAGAAGCCATGGCTTTTACAAGCTCGATTTGTTCTGGAGTTCTTTTTAGAGAAATTTTCATATTTATATATTTTCTAGTTATTTGTTAAAGTTACAGACCAAGAGCGATTACTGCGTAGTCACCTGCAAGAGCATCGGTGATGGTTCCGCTTGAGCGGCTACCAGTTCCAATGACTGTACCAACTTTTTCTGCTGCAGTTGCGGCACAAGCCTCAACTTTACCAGATACACCAAGTGCGACACCTCCTCCAACTACAAGAGCGCCATCATATGCGCCAGCAGTAATGGTGAATACTCCGCGAGTAGCAACTGGGACAGCTTGCCCTGGAAGTACACAGCCGAGCTCTTCAGCTTTAACTGGATTGTAAAGAAGTTTTTCGCCGTTTTCGTCAAACTTTGCAGTCTGGCGAAGAGTAATTCCCAGAAGAGCCTCGCCGCTAGTAGCAGGTTGACACTCAAGGTTTACGCTTGGGTATTGTGCATTTACGAAAGGATAATCAGTCTTACCGAGGTAAGAGTTAGTTCCGTAAGAAACTGGGTCCTTATCAAAATCTCCAGCGGAGACTTTAACAAAAACACCAGCATCGCCATCGCCAGAGTCAGTAGTTGACTCGTTAACGCTTGCGCCGTCTAATGCGAAAAGATTGATAACATCATTTTCGTCATATTGTCTGAATGGTAGAATTCTTTGTGACATAATTGTATTTTTTTATTGTTGATTTTTTATGAAATTTCGATATTACTGCGGTCAAACGCAGCTGAGAATTTTTCTCTCATTGTTTTTTCCTCTCTGGAAACATCTTCGTTGGAGTTGGCAATTGCTGCTTCTGTAGTTTCGGCCCCATCAAGGATCTCTTCTTCAGTTTTGCTTGCAACGACCTCTTCAACAGCTTTTTCTTCTGGCTTAGAAAGGCGCTTTTCAACTTCTTGTTGAATGCGAGCTTCCATTTGCTTTTCAAATTCAGCTTTAGCTTCTTTGCTCTTGTGCTTCCAAAGTACAACGAGCTTTTCTTCAAAAGATGCAAATGCCTCTTCTGCCTCGTCAATATTCTTAAGCTCTTTTGCAAGAAACTCTTTGTCTTCGTCTTCAAGATCAAATTTTTGATCAAGTACGTCCATTCTCTCGTTAAAACGAGCAATTGCTTGTTCAGCTTTTTGGGCTGATTGATATTCTGCAATTTTTGTTTGGGCTTCATCAAACTTAGACTTTAACTCTTCGACTGAAGATTTAAGTTCCGCATGTTCGGTGGCTACAGCCTCTTTTTCTTCCTGAGCTTTAGTAAGTTCTGCACGGAATTCCTCGTCTTTTTCCTTGATAGCATCTGCAAAGGTGCTTGTCATGGAGGCGATTGCTTCCTGTGAGAACTTCTTGTCGGCAAGAAGATCCTTCAGTTCGTCGATAACTTTTTCAGTTTCCATAGATTTAATCTTTTTAAGGTTTACATTAGTTTTTTCACTTTGTGAAATATTTTTATCTCTTTTGTCTTTTATCACAATGGGGTTTTCGTTGTCTGGCTTCATGAAAATGCCTTTAACGTCTGCCGCTGGATTGGTAGTATAACCAATCCCCAATGGATAAATTTTTCCAGTAATAAGCCTGTTTACAGATTCCCCCTTGTCTGTTTTGCCGCATCCCCCAAAGGAACGCAAGCAACCAACCATCTCTTCCATTTCCTCTGGATCAGATATAATTCTAGACTCTTCTAGGTATTCGCTGCCAACAGCAAGAACAAAATCAGAAAAACCAACTTCCCAGCTTGTAGATATGCTGTGATACATACCCTCTCTAGGGTTGACTGATTTCTCTATAGCTTCTGCGAACGTTGAGTTGGCTGATTTATAGACCAAAGCACCAAGAGCTATATTAAATGGTTTTGTATAACCTTCGAGCTCTTTAGCTGTCATGATTCTGCTTGTTCCATATTCGCTCCATCCAGCGCTTGCAATATGTCCCACGATTTTATCTTTATCGTGTTCTATGTTTGTAGGCTTATGTACAAAATTTTTCGTGTATTCAATGGCTGTTTTGGAATCTATCCCATCGCCATTTTTATTAAATTTATTTACAACCGCAGCATTAAAAGCCACACCAAGAAGATCTATATTATCTTCAAAGTTAACCCCATTAGGAATAAGCGATTCTAAATTATCGAGAGAAGCTTTAGAGATGAAAGACCCGCCGCCAATATCGCAAGAGAAGACCTCTGCTTCAAATGTTGTTGTATATTTATAATTAGGCTCGTTCTTCTTTCTTTTCATTACTGTGATATAAAATTGCTGCTGAGTAATTATCTAGTTCGTGCTTGGCAGATATTTCTAAAATTTCAGGTAAGACATTTAGACTTTGAATCTCTTCTAAGTTAGATACACAAGAAACAGCCTTTTGTGTCCAATTTTCAATGTCTGTAGAACAGACTACTGCCTCACACAAACTGTCAAGCATCTTTTCATTCTTTTTAGTGAATCTTTTTATCTTTAATTCATCTTTCATGACCTTCTTTATTGAGGCTCTAGCTGTCTCTAATTCTTCAATTGTGGATTGTATGTTTTTCCTTGAATATTTAGCTTCTGAATTCTCTTGGGGTATTCCAGAAGTTCCTTCTGGTCTTCCTGGTTGCCCGTCAGGTCCCTGATTGATCTCACTATCTGGGGACTCTATCATTGGGACGCCTCCAACAATAGGATTGTAAAAACCCTTTTCTCTTTCTTCTATAAACTTCTTCTGGGATGGTGAAATCTCTTCGACCTTCGGGAATCTACCAGTATGGAACATTTCCATACCTTGCTGTGGGGTAATAACTCCTAGTTCCATTAGTCTTGTAGAAACACGCATTAGTTGGGTTTCATCTCTCATGTCTATATCTTTAAATGTTGCAGTTGGATATGTTCTGAATCCAAGCTCCTTAGAGACACGTTTCATTTCTTTTTGCAAGAAATCTGAAAGAAAAGCATTTCTAGCCTCCTTTAGTCTGTCGATAAATATTTGGGCTTTTACTTGAGTGGCTCCATATTTTTCCTCTCCAACAACAACGTTTTGAAGTCCTTGTTTGATATCCTCATTTAAGGTTTTATATTTTTCAGAACCAAGAACTTTATTAAGATCTGGAATAATAAATTCAGCATTTGTCGTATAATCTGAAACCAAGACCCTGCCAACACTCTCGTTTTTAAATAAGCTTTGCATAGCATTTAGATTTTGGGCATTAATTCCACCCTTATCTGGTTCGGCACCCATAGTGATAAGCAATATTACATTTTCAATTGTTCTCGTAATGGCCTGATCCATTTTTTTAAGTTCCATTTTAGCATTAATGTCCTCAAGAACTGGATAACCGAAAGGTATAGCAAAAGGCTCGTAATCTTGTTTCTTATAAAAAGAATGGGAAACCTTCATCGGGTCTAGTTTAATTTTTAAACCGTCAGTATTGTAATCTCCCCTTTTTACGCTTTTTTTTACATTGTCTGGAAGAGCGTCAAAGATATCTTGATCATCTTCGTTAGATGGGTTTTGTAGTCTCGACACCTCATACTCTGAAAGTATTTTTTCATAAGCTCCATCATTGAATGACGAAGCCCTAGTAGCCACAATGTCATAAGGATTCATCATTATATAACGAATTGGTATCTTGTTTGTTGCTCCATTAGTTGGGGCAATAGATTTAAGCAACTCGGCGAAGTCGTTAGCCTTAAACTTGCCATCTAACCTGTATAAGAAAATGTTTCCACTTCTATAATACTCTCTGAAATACTGATCCTTTAGATTGCTAAGGTTTATCTTTTTAAACCATTGCTCGAAGAAATCCCTACTCTTTTTTGTACCTCCCTCTAAAAATAAATCTGTGTTTGCGAATTCAGACATTATGTCGATTGCATTTCTGAAAACGGAAACGTTAGCATATGCTTTCTGGCATAATTCAATAGCCTCACGGACATTAACTCCATCAGCAGAATAATCGTAAGGCAATAAACCACTCCTTATGCTAGAAAATCTGTCTATTGTCGGGCTAAGAGCAGATCTGTTAACTCTTGATGTCGTTTTTGCAGATGAGCTAGACCTTGAATAGTTAGCCTTAGATGTTGATCTATGTGATGCCGATGAAACATAAAAAGGGTCTCCTTCAAGCGCTGGCTCAAACGTCGCCTGGCTTGTAATTATGCTTTTTTCCTGGTCGCTATTAAACTTTGACCAATAATCGGACTTTTTTGTATACTTTCTCTTCGCCATAATCTATTATACACGAAAAAGACAAAAGTTTAACTTTAACTTTGCAAACTTTGACTTTAACTTTAACACTTACTTTATAAACATCGGAGTGAAAGTAAAATCGTTGTTATCTATACCGTCATCCATCATGTCATAAAAAATATGCATCATCCAGTTTCCTAGTATCAATGCGGAATAAGAGTCTTTTCTTGCTTTGTCCGCCCCACTTTGTTTTCTTAAATTTAGCGGCAAATCAAAGCTTTGGGTGCCTTGAGTAGAAGTCGAAACCTGTACTAAAGCACATTCGACTTTAATCAAATCCATCATATCTTTTTGATGCTCAACAAAATCAATCATCTTAGATGGCTCGGACTTATTTTCGTAGTTTCTTAAAAATGTTAAATCTTTAATTGGTATTCTTGCTTTTCTCTGTTTGTTGTAATCGTCATTCATTGCCATACCCGCAAAATATATACGCTTATGATCAAATGCAGCCTGAAGCAGTTCGTTTGCATATCTTATCCACTTTGAAGTTGGCTTTCTTAAAAAAACATATGTACTTGTCTCTTTGTTGTATTGCCTTTTTAAATCCCTAAGACCCTTTTCATATTCTTGATGATCGTCTAAATCAGAATCTACTATATTTAATTTTAAATTGTTCTTTTTAAAGATGGCACTTTCATTACATGAGTTTAAAAACTGAACCCCGCCATTATAATCACCAACAATAAAGACAATGTTAAAGTTCTTGATTAGGTAAGCCATATATGTTATGTGCTTCTTCAAGTTGGCTCCTGGTAAAGCATAGCTATGTACAATAGTACCCTTTTTAGTATCCTTGTTTAATTTAATCAACAATATAGCGAAATCATCAGAACCATCACTTTCAGACCAGGATGGGTCAAATGATAATATATATTCATCCTGCGGAACACCGACAACCTCAACTGATTGACCCTCACCATCTTCTATGGTGCATTCTTTCATTTTGCTAACTTTGAAATAACCAGAACTATCATCTGTGAATACAGCCATGAACTCTCGGTCAAACTGAGATTGACTCATAGTAGCTTTTGCCTGATCAATAAGGTTTTGATCGTAAAGTTGTTGCGGCGCACAGTCATAACTAAAGTGCATTATTGTTCTGTGAGCCTTATCTTGATCGTTTTCATCTAGAATCAACTTCTCATACTGACAGTACATTTTGTATAAATGCTCGAACCTATATGATGCAGAAGATAAACCAATGATTTTATTATTAGGCCACTTATGTCTATCTTCCTCTTTCATCTTACCCTGCTCTATCATTGTGGTCTCAAGATCATAAGTCTCTTGCCTCTCGGTGGGATTTTTTATAACAGAAAGGAACGGCATAATAACCTCATTAAGAACTTTCTCAGGCATAAGCAGTAATTCGTCAATAATCATACGCTCAAATCGAAAACCACGAAGTTTTTCGCCATCACCAAGTGGCAGAGCCGTTATCTTACTTCCCCCTAACTCCATAACCCATTGATCATTAGCTTTAGACACCCTCGTAATACATTGAGAAAGAAATTCAGCTTTTGGGCTCGCCGCGATCTCTTCCATCTTCGTAAATATCATTTTTGACTGTCGAAAAGACTTAGATATGATTCCTATGTGGACACCTTGATTCATAATAGCGTCTAATAGCGCAAAAACGGCTGTAGAGAAGCTTTTGGACATTCCACGACTCCATATGCCTAAAAAGTAATCGGTCTCCATCATGCCCTTTATAGCCATATGCTGGAAAGGGAATAATCTGACCCCTGTTATGAACTCTGCAGCGAAAGATGGATTTTGCCTAAGAAATTTATAAAACAATAATTTTGCTTCATCTTCCTCTAGGTAACCCTCCATCTCTAAAATCTCCTTATTAATGTCAGGAAATTTATTTCTTGATTCTTGAATACCTGTTGTCCAACTCATATTGTTTTTTATTTATTTTTATTAGAAACATGCTTAGACCAGAAATATTCTACGTCTGTATTCCAAAGTTTTTTACCAAGCATCAATATCTTGGGTATTAATTGTATACTGTCGGCTCTAGAACCAGAAAAAACAAATTGACAGCAATCTTTATATTGTTTTTGTATCTCTCTCATGTTATGGTAAACATAATTAAGTTTAAATTTCTTGTAACTCTTTTTATTTAACTGCTCCATTTCTTCGAAGCTATTTTCAATTACGACAAACATATAAGACCCTAAGCTTTTACATCTATCAAGCTCTTTACAAAATCTTGCATAGCCAGTTGTTACGGTGCTACAAAAATCACCAAAAGACTTTCTGTCTACGGTAGTATAATCATAATTATTAGCTTCTACAGAGTAGTCCCCAACATCGAGCTTATATTTTTCACTGTTTTTAAAATTCAGCGGCATCTGCTCTCTTGTATCTATAAGTATTTTTACCTTAGAATAATCATTATAAAATTCTTTTGGCAAATTCTTACTGAATAAAGGTTTAACCTTACATTTTTTACATACCTCCGTGTAGCTGCCAAAATGTTTTTTATAAACATCAATTGGTGGCAATCCAGAAGTGATTAACTCCAACTGCGTTGGACCATAATCCAATCCTTTCTTTGCTACTCTGCGAAGAAGAAGTTTAGCTATGTATTCTTTAACATCTTCGTCTGGAGATTTATCTATCCACTCCATTAATTGGTGCGGCTGAGAGAAGTCGTTAAAAAAGTAATCGTCGTAATTCTTAAATGGCAACAAATCGCCAGTTAATTTGTTTTTCCGCTTAAAATGTTTAACATAGTAATCACCAAGAAGCATAGAATGCTTCTTAATGTGAGTATGGAGCCCTCTAAGGCTATCAAACTCTTTTTGGCACTCTATACACTCAAATGACATCGTCCTGGCTTATACCTAAAACCCTAGCCTTCCATTCAGTCATGCCCTCAAGCCTTTCCGCCTCCTTCTTGACTGTTTCTTTTTGCATTTCAGCAATCCTTACCATGTTGTCTCTTTCTTCTTTTTCTTGAAATAATTGAACTATTGATAAAATAGAAGCATTGTCTTTGGTTTTGTTCTTCATCCTCTCGGACCTGTCACCTTGTAACTTTTTAGTTAAGCTCTCTATTCTGTTCTCACATTGATGATATTCCGAGCTTTTAGCTTTAATAATTTCGGCAAGTCGCACTGACATTTCTGTTTGATCGTCGGCCACATCAAACATATCATTGAGCTTGTTTAGATGTTTACTAACAACCTCCAAGTTTATGATTTCCTTACATACGTTTAGATAAAGATTGATTTCGTCAGCGGTTAAATCTGGCTTGTCCCATACCAAACGAACAAATTCCTGTTCAAACAAAGTTCTGTCACTTACGTCTAAGTAATTGTTCATTATCTTTAGAAATCGAGAATTATTTAAATGAATCCCAAGCCTTTCGACACATATCTGATATTGCCTATTAATTTTGCTGTCTTCTAAATTAAGACCAGCAGCATCGTTTATCTTTTTAACAATTCGGCTAGAGGCTTTCGGGGCAATGTAAGTATCCAATGCCCCACTATCCTTAGATGGTATTATATCTGGGTTCACATCCCGTATAACTTCTAAAACAGCCCTTTGCTCAAGGCTTAGTGGCATTACACGCTTATCTGGGAAAAGCAACTTAGCTATCTCCAAAGAAG